AAACATATTATATCATTTTGAAAATAAAAAAGGCCTATCAACCTAGATGTTATTCTAAGCTGATAGGCTATTTATTATGCTATTCAGTTATAAATAATTGCTTTACTACTGACAACTAATAGTTGATAGTTGCGTGTATCCACCATTACACGCTATGGAGATATATGGATCACCTCAATTTTTTGCAACTAAATAAACAACTGTTCCACCTAATAATATGTTTAGTATTTTACTGTTCCTTTGTTGCATCTTGATTCTTTTGAGTTCTCTCATCTGCATTTCTAAGTATGCGTTCACCTTCGCCAATGATTCGTTTTGCATTGATAGCGTTTTCTCTTGCTGCTCTAATGTGTTCTTGGCTATTAGTAATTGCTCCCTCTGTTCTTTGATTAAGTTCATCGATTCTATTAATTCTTGTTTCGATTCGCTCGTTGACATCTGTGCTACGTTCAATTGCTGTTCTAACTCGTCTATTATCTTCAACTGCTCGTTGATTGTATTGTTGAGCGTTTCGAACTTCATCAGTAGCTCGTTGTATTCCTGTCGTGTCAATATTACTTGCTCTGTCGGCGTAGAACCATATACAGGCAATGATACAAAGGACAATACAAATAGGAACAGAGATGTAATGAGCGTGAATAAAGTTTTTGATTTTGTCATTCATACTTCCTCCTAATCATACATATAGTTGACATCAACGTCTTTGTCAGCTACCATTCCGCAATCACTATATTGCCATATTCTGATATTCGGATAATCACATTGCGAATCATATTGTGCACACCATACAGGAACGCTTGGCATTTGACTATATGCATATGTTTCATCCCACAATAAGGAATATCCACTATACACACCTACATTTTGAAATCCTGCACTCCACAATGTATTTACAAAGCGACTAATACAATTAGTCATTCCTTGGCTTGTTAAAGCACCAGCATTAATCATGTTACGTAATTGGCGGTGTTCTTCATAGTCATACCAAATACCAGCTTGTAAATGATAGTCAGTATATCCATAACTATTGAGCGTGTTAATTACCCATTCCGCTTCTTGTACTGCAGTTGCCTCATCATATGCATGGCTGAAATAATATACCCCAACTTCAAGACCTGCATTTAATGCTGCAGTTATATGTTGCTCAAAGAATTCATCAACGTTATAGTTTTCACCTAATTTAATGATTACGAATTCATTGCCTTCTTCTTTGGCTTGCTGCATGTGGCACTCATCATAATAAGGTGTTCCGTTTTCGTTCTCTTGCCATGCTGAAATATCAAACCCTTTTCTCATTCTTATCACTCCTTTCTGTCATGTTTTGTAATGGTGGTAATTTAGTCTGTTCTTCCAATTTGTCAGGAATACCATTTCCGTCTTTATCAATCCATAGTGCAAGGAAACCAACTAATGCAGTTAATACTGATGGGATAAAAATATGATCTATGATATTTATCCCTACATTAATCAGTTTGTTCATATCATCAGAAACATATCCTTGAATGAACACCATAATGTACTCAACCACCACTAATAAAATAGGTACTAGCATTGTTAGTACTAGTACCCTTGTAGCAAGAACACCTGTAGGGTGGAAGTTGGCCACCCTCACAGATTGATATGATTTTTTTATGTGGTTAATTATAGCTGACTTATCCATTACCCCTCCATGCTTTTATGATTTCAATCGTATATTTAAATATTTTTCCTATATCGATTAGATCATCTTCAACCATTTCACGTAGGTTTTCAATTATAGACCAACACTCGGCGAAGAATGGTATCAACATAAATGCATAAGAGAATATATGGTCTAAGAATAAATCGGTGTTTGGTATTGGAATATCAGGTAATGAAATAAATACTATGGATAGTATCATCCATGCTGGGTACTGTACACATAGCTTTTTAAGCAAATCCCCTCTAAGCCGTTCACTCATTAAATATCTACGCCGTTCACCTGTGTTTTCATCAATATACCTACCTTTTCCCCATCCGTACCATGTCAATGTTGTTAGTAGAGTAATAGGATTATTAGGCCTGTGATTATCCTTGTTATACCGCAATACTTCTGCAGCAATTCGTTGTATAGTATCCACGAATAACAATGTAGTAGTTAGAATAATCACTACTCCCATACTAACTAAATGTTCATGCGATACCCCACTTATGAGCATGATTAAAATATCATTAAGAATATCCATTCACTCCCCCATGCCATTATGGTTCTTCATCTAATACCATTAAATCATTGTGCACACATCCTTCATTAGGACATGTGCCGTCCTCGTTTAAAGTTGCCCAGCAGTATTCACAAAAGTGCATCACTGGTACATCTGATTTGATTTCGTAGTTATCCATTATTTGACCTCCTTAATCTTGGCTACCATTTCGGCATTTAGTTTCTTAAATTGTGCTTGTAAATCATCATATGGCACATTAGCCAAACGTCTACGTAGTAACGCTTGGTCTAGCGTTGCAAATCGTTCGTCATAGTACTTACGAATTTGTGCAATGCGTTCCGCTTTTGTCGGTTCATATTCCGTTACTGGAATATCAACGAACTCACCATTTACATACGCTTTACCGCTTGTGAATTGTGCTTGCATTTCACTATCCCCTGTTACGATATTAGCAGTAGGATATGATTGTTTGGCTAATTGTTCTGTTTCTTCAAGCGTATCAGCATGAACACCAACTACATAAGAGGTTTGGCGGATGCCGTTCTCGTCTAATACAAATACATACATATTGTTGTCCTTTCTTGGAGGTAGAAATGAAATTAATTGAGAAATTAAAAGGGGCTCATGAACGCCCCTATGTAGCATATAAAGTTGTAGGTTATTATTCCTCTTATACTGAGGCTAAGGAGGCATTATACAATGTGCATACATTAGATGATGTGTATCAATCATGGTTAGAGTTGCATTCGTTAAATGTTTCATCGCATACCATGAAAGGATATGAATGTGCTTATCATCATGTATCATCTATATCTCACCGCCCTATCAACGAAATCACATATATGGATTTGCAAAATATAATATCTGATATGCTAAAGAGCGGACTCTCTTATTCATCATGTAAGAAAGTTCGCTCTTTACTTAATCAGCTATATTCATTTGCAATTATTAATGACTGGTGCTCAAAAGCATACAGTCAATATTTGAATATTGGCCACAATATTCCTAAACGCCCACGCAAGGTATTTACCACTAATCAAATTAACCGCTTATGGAGTATCAATGCAGAATTGCCTTTGATACTCTTATATACTGGAATGCGTGCTAGTGAATTAATTAATCTTAAAAGCACTGACATCAATCGAAAACAACGTTATTTAAAAGTTACATCAAGCAAGACTAAAGCAGGTATCCGCATCATTCCCATCCATCATCGTATATGGCCGTTTATTGAATCTCGATTATCTAATAAATGGATCATAGAGGAACGTAATTATGTTTCTCTATCCCATTCCTTTAAATTAACCATGAATACTATTAACGCTAAACACACTCCCCATGATTGCCGTCATTCATTCGCTACTAGATTAGATGATGTAGGTGCTAACTATAATGCTAAACGATTATTGTTAGGCCATGCTTCATCTAATGTTACCGATGGCGTATACACTCATAAATCTCTTAGACAATTACGCAAAGCAATTGAAATGCTTAAATGACCAAGGGGGAAGAAAATTAAATTTAACCATCTATGATGGAAGAAAATATGATGTTCAATTTCCTATTTCTTATGCAAAAGAATGTATTGGCGTATTACAGACATTAGAATGGCCTATTGCTATTGGTGGTGCATCAGTTGCTTACACCGATAAAAGAACTACTACTGGTTATACAATCGTTGCTGATGCATCTAGTGCAGCATATAATAGTGATTTATTTTATGTTGCGTTCGGAATTTAGCCAAGGGGGAAGAGTAAACATTACTGTAGGGCGTAATATTTACAATGATGATACTGTATACCCTATTGCATTTAATAACCCACCATCCATTAATGTTATTAATATTGCTGATACATTAGACCAAGATGGATGGGTAACTAGTGCAATTAAATCCATCACAAATTTAAAATTCACTTATATGACTGCACAAAATAGTGTAACTGGCATTAGTTGGATTGCTATTGGTAATTAACCAAGGGGGAATTGATAGTGATACACAAGCATATTACGATATAGGAAGTCAACAAAGGCAAGAGCAATTTACATTTCCTATATCGTTTAAATCCAAGCCATTATATGTACATCCATATGCGATTAATAAAGTAGAATTAAGGCATTTATCACGAATTGGAATTAGTGATAGTCAGATTACATCAACAGGATTTGCAGCGGTTATTAGTGAAAATTCTAATGTAGTAGAACAAATTAAAATGAGGTATATTGCTTTAGGCGTTTAAATCCCCATAACACACCATTCAATGATTGAATCTGCTTTCAACATTGTTTGATAACTAGAATGTACTTCATATCGCATATCTATTTTAGATATTCTTCTTGTGATAGTACTTGCTCCTGAATTTCCCCAAAATATTGATGTATCACTAGCAATAATACCAAATGTATGGAATACATGATTGCTCGTAAAAGCAATAGGAAATATAACTTTATTTGTTGTTGTTTCTAAATTGTTAGGATCTGATTGCTTTTGCTCTCCAACCTTTTGTTTTCCCCCTTGGTGATTAAATACCAACAGCAATCCAACAACCATTATTACGAGACTTAGGATAGTTAGTGTTATTGCTACCGCTTACCATTTTAAACGTGCTAACCGTGATTGCCTTTGGTCTAATCATCATCTCATGCCATGGAGTTGGCTCATCTAGCATCATAGGAAGTACTGCCAGTACTTCGTTAAAACGAATAGGAAATGTTATAGATGCAATTTCTGGGACAAATTTTCCCCCTTGGATAATTAAATTCCCAAACAGCTTGCCCAAACAGATATACCATGCATTTACATTACTGAAATCATATCTTATTCCAAGGCCCGTTGCTTTCTCACTTTCCAAGGCATTTACTACATCGGTTGCGTTTTTGATATTTAGACTACTCAAAAGCGTTTTTACTAATTGTAAAGTAGGTGCTTTTGCTAATGAATCGCTATTATCTACGCTAGTAATCATGTTATTGACTTTTTGAATAATGGCATTGAAACGATTGTCATGTGCAGTTGCATCAGCGTTATGCTTAGTCAACTCACCTTTTGTTACATATGTATCATCACTTGTTACAAATGTAATATTTGTTGCGTTCCCAATCTTTGTTCTGATGTTATAAATTTCAGCATTAATTGGTGTGTTCTTATCTGGCATTAACCCTACATTATTACCACCATTAGAATACGAGTATAAAACCTCTTCCCCATCACCGCATTTTGCGAACAAGCCTACTTCTTTTGGAAAAAATGAATGTTCAAGTGTCTTATTTGACAATACCGCTTGAATTACATATTCTCCATCTCCGCCTTTTTCACCATTTCCGATTGGTAACTCCATCTTTGGTGAAACTACCCCTGTCATTGTATTAATATCTAGCCCAGTATCATCTCCATCACCAACTACAACTTTAGTAAATGTGATTGGTTTCTTTGTTGCGATGCTTTCAGCTAATAAGTTATATCCTTTTTTTGTAACACTATTTCTGTTATATACGTCTGGCATATATCCTCCTTAACTATTAATTACAGTAGTTACATGTTTTCTTTCAACTACAACTGCAGCATATAGATTTGCAATATCCATTTGTGTATCAATTCCTATATCTGGCTCAATATTAACAATGCTACTTGTTGTAACATGTACTGCAGCATACACCTGCTCACCTACGTTATGCACATCAGCAATCGATATGCCTATGTGTGATGGCTTTACAATCGTTAAGTTTTCTCGTATTTGATTGACTGCATATACAAATGACGAATCATAGAATTCTATTTTTAATAATCCGTCCTCAAATTTAACATCCACATCATCTAATACGAATGTCTTAATGATTGCTTTTATTTTTTCTAATGTACATTTACCGCTATTGTTCCATAGCATTTGTACAATGTTTCTACGTTGTTCAATCGAACCTTTAGCTACAATGCCTAAGTCTTTTTCATACACACGCAAACCACGTTCGCTTACTGTATCAAAGAACCCATTGTCTAATAGTTCATCAAGCAACACATCAATATCTTGCAGTTGTAATCCTGCTGCCTGATATAATTCACGCACCCATGGATCATTGCGATACATTTTGTTGATAGCCTTTAATGCGTACTCTTTGAATTGAATCTTATTCATTTAGAACCACACTAACTGTGCCTAATGTAGCAACTTGTTCTACCGTTAAATCAATTTTTGTAGTTTGTCCATTGACTGTAACGCTTGCATAGTCGGTTACTCCAGCACTATCGATTATGATATTGGCAATTTGTGCGACTGAAACATAATCTTGCTTGAATGCAATTCGTTTTAGGTATTTAGTAACCGCATCAGTTATATCAGCTGTAATAGTTGATTTCGTAGCAGTACTGATATGTTTCACTCCAGTTACTTCTACATTAATTGGTACGTTGGTAGCACTAACCACTGTGCAATGGGCCCCTATTGGTGCTTGCCCTGCTCCGATACCTTTACTATCTGGATCTATATAATCTTGTACACGTTTAACTAAATCACTATCAGCAGGCTTTCTATCAGAATTAATTACGATAACTTTAACTGTATTGTTACCATTCCATAACCCTATTACATGAGCCTCACCAACACCTTCAACTTCTTTCGCCCACTGTTTATAGTGGTAATCATTACCGCTCGTTGCTGGTTCTCGTAGTTCCTCATAGTAGCGTTCACGTAAATCATCATCTGTTTCTTCATCTTCGCCATTGATTGCCGCATCATCGTTTATTACATTATTGATACCAGCAATAGTAATAGGCATCTGCGTGATTGTTCCTTTAGGAACATTGCCAATGCTACCAGCTTGCATGCATCTGATTTTGATTACTGAATTCTTTTCTACATCCTTTGTTTCAAGGCTTTCATATTGAATTCCAGTTTCGCTTTCAAATAAATCACCTGCATGAATAGTGCCTGTTCCATCGACTATACGCAAATCACATACTGACTTAGTGGCTAATTTACGTTGCGTGCCTTTGCGTTGAAAACATACACGAGTTAATTCATCGCCTGTTAAGTTATCAACGTTCTGTTTCCATTCGATTTCTTCTGCTTTTTTCCAAAGTTCAAGTATAGCGAATGCCTCGCCCCTCGTTAAATCATACGTAGGAAAGCCTTCGGTCTTTTGATAGCTATCGTCAATGTGTTCAAGCATCGTATTATGAATGTTATCCACACTATAATTCGAGTTCATAATCTATCTTTACCTCCTCCCCTGTATTCGTTACGACTGTAAAATAAAAGATACCAGCGTTGAATTGCCAATCTTTGACAACTACAACACATGGTACTTTATTCATAATACCCTCGGTTATTCTTCTTTTTATTTCAGATACTTTATATGCTCGTGGCAATCTGTACCCTAATAGTTTAGTTAGATCTAACCCAAAGCTATCGGAATAGATTAAGTATTTTTTCATTTCGGTACGAATAAATAACTCAATCCATTGTTTAATTGCTTCAATCTGCGTGTCTTCTACATTACGGCCATCTTCAAATACAAACCGATGTGTTTTATAGTCGAATTTAAATGACCGCCCCACTTTATGTTGTGCGTTTGTAGCAGTTTTAGTAGATTGAATGGAATTGGTGAAGTTGTAATCTGTAGGAAACATCATACCCCCTCTTTCACAATATCAATGATAAAGAAGTGTTGTTCGTTTTCATCTGGAA